GGATAAGAAAGCCAAAAAAGAAATAGACGAAGGGTGTTATAATTGAGAACATACAAATTCACAGGTAGTAAAGAGTTCGAAGTACAGGCGAGGAGTTTGAAGAAAGCTCTCCGTTCTGCCGAAACACAAGCGACAGGCGACAAGCGAATCACAGGCGAGTGGACGAACAAGCGGGGCAACGAAGTTGTCATGCACTTTGACTTACCCATCAAGCGAAGAAAGAAAAAGTAATTAATAGTCTTTAATATATCCGGGTGGGAGTATTATTTTCTCTTCTCTTTGAGGTTTAAGAACTACTCGGAGAGATGTATCTTTTGGGTTATTACTCTCGTGAACTTCAATACGTCTTATCTCTTCAAGGTAACCAGTTTTAGACATAATATAAACTCTAGCATTACTTACGGCATTACCACGTCTGCCTCCTGTGCCTTCGGTAAACTTATCTAAATATTCTTGTAAGTGTTTAACGTACACTAAATATCACCTTTGTTTCTAAACTCTTTCAGTAATTCTGTGGTGTTTTTTTCATTATTACTAAGTCTATTGTTTTCAATAGTTAAGTCATTAATGAAAGACTTCAGTTGATTAATTGTAGTCTCGTACTCATCAGCTTTTGCGGCCTTAAGTTTTAAATCAAAAACTTCTTTTCTTAATTCACCATTCATTCTGCGATGAATACTTTCTATTCTCTCTAAATCTTGTATTCTCTTTTCAAGGTCATTTGAGGTTTTCTTTTTTATTTCTTCTAATTGACCCTCTAAATTCTCTATATCTTTATTTGTCATAACCATACTTGACATTATAGGAGTGTTACCTTAAATTGTCAATATGGGAGTACCAAAAAGATTAACAGAAATGCAAAAAAGGTTCGCAGAATACATAGTATTTGGTGGACCAAACGGACCTGTATCACAGACAGAGGCAGCGAAACTAGCGGGTTATAGCGAAAAGAGAGCAAGGTCTGAAGGGTCAGAGTTATTGAACCCAAGACTATCACCACTCGTAGTTCAATATGTAGACAAGTTAAAACAAGAAAGGTTGAAAAAGTTTGAAGTTAATTATGAAAACCACGTTGCAGAGCTAGCAAGAATTAAAGAGGCAGCTTTGAAAAAAGGTAGTTTCTCATCAGCCGTAAATGCAGAGACAAATAGAGGTAAGGCCGCAGGCTTATACATAGATAGAAAAATTATTAAAACCGGCAAGCTAGATGATATGTCGTTAGAAGAATTAGAGGCTAGAATGAAAAAGATAGAAGACGATTACTCACAGATTATAGATGTCACCCCCGACCCAAAAAAGATCGAGGGTGATAAAAAAGATTAGTCTTGATCGTCGTCTTCAATATCCTCATCTTCGTCCATTTCTGGCTCATCTTGAACATCAAGGACATCTTTGATGTTAGCAATATCATTCTCTAACTTTTCAATCTTGTCTTCGAGTTCTTCAATTTTATTTTTTGGATCTTCCATTTTCTCCTCCTTATAGTTGTCATGAAATATTTTTTCCCACTCAAAAGCAATCATTTAATTTAATATTTTTTCCATAGAAATAATGCAACCTATTGGAAATATATTACGGTCACTAAATACTTCTTCTTTTTCATCGTAAGAACTAAACGTCCACAAAAACTTTTTTGTTTTCTTATAAACATACGCTTGTGTTACCATCTTCGCACATTCAAACTTATCAAACTCTTCTGGTGTAGCATGTCCCGCATCGCCGCTAATATCGATCCAACGGATAGCGTAGAAATAATATTTCTTCTTTCCTATCTTTGCGTGCTTGTATCTCTTTTTTCTTTTTCTTGCCATAATTTTGCCATATTTAGAGTTGCGATACCTAATAGTATAAAATTTTTTATATATGCGCTAGGAGTAAAAAAAATATTTTGGTGTCGCAAAATCACTGTATATCACCTATAAGCATTGAAAACATTGACTAAATTGACCAAAATTAAGGTGTCGGCACCCCCTCGGCACCCCCTCGGCACCCCCTCGCAAAATCGTTCTAGGTGTCGCAAAATTAGTTCATTTTGGGTCAAATGCCAGATGTTCATGGTCTGTTCCAAAAATGCGATATCGCGCCGACACCTTGCCGACAACCTAGGTGTCGCAAAACCTTGCCTAATTTATGCCATATTTTCGCTTTAATATCGCCATCTTTGACTCTGCTTCTTCAATCTTACCAAGAAGTTTGTCAATCTCTCCAGTGATATCAATGTGCTCAGGAATAATTCTAGTCGTAGTCAAAAGTATTTGTATCTTCACATCTGCATCTGCGATGTCAGCCTCATACTTTTGTAACATAGCTTTATAGATTATTTCACGCGCCATAGTATGCTTGCTCCTTTTCATCTTTAATTAAATCGTAATATTGGTCTAATCGTCTTAAAAAATCATGTTTTGCTTTACGTAAATTAAGCCCATCAATCTTGAATTCTTGGTAATATAGGTCAGGAGTACATACCATTATTACACATTGTTCAATGTTAGAGCCATGAACTTGGTCATGAGCCATGGCATATGCTCCGGCTTGCAACTTATAATCACCAATCCACTCCTCTTTCTTTGGTCTATTAGATTGCTTAAAGTCAATGACAGTTTCTTTACCATTATGTATTCCAACTAAGTCCGTAGAGCCTGCGTAGAGACCCGGATAATATAATGTGACCTCTGAACCGAAATATTCTGAAACAGGAGCTAGACCCACCTCTATGACCTTCTGAGCCATATGTTTCGTCTCTTGTCCAAGTTCTGTTAAGTCTTCATATCCTTTACCTATGACATAGTTTTCCAGATACTTGTGCATAGATGTTCCACGAGTTGCTGATTCGTTCTTGATTCGTTCAGCCTCTGTTTTCCCTTTTCGCTTTATCCAATCTTTCAGAAATTGATCGTCTTTAGTTTTACCAAGAACCGTGGTCACTGATGGAAGTCTATATCCCGCAACATCATAGTTCCGTGATCCATGCTCCGTTGTCCGTGTGCCTTTGGCATAGGAGTATTTATTATTTAATTTTATCATTTTTCTTTCGATGACGGCCCATGTACCAATCACCAGGTTCATAGTTCCATCGTTTACCGTGATGTCCTCTTACATCAGCAATCCACATTCTAATTCTTACTATCGTCTTTTTTAGTTTTAACATATTCAGGTCCAAATTTAGTTATATTATTTAAAGGTGCTGAGTCGTGTATGTTCCCAGATACACTAATACGTGTGCAATCAGACGTAAAAGGACTAACCCAGTGCTTTAACCATGCAGGAAAGATAAACATATCTCTCTCTTCAGGAAAATGGGACATGTAAGTTACAGCATCCCTAGGTCCTTCACCATACAAGAACTGTATGCCTCCAGGGCCACAGCTTTTACCTTTATATTCTTTATTCTCTTTCTTTAGTTCTTCAGGTATTTTTAAATAGATCACAAAGCTTAACTTACCATCGTGGTCGTGTGGTGGATTAAATTCATTCTTCTTCTGATAGTTTATCCAAAGAGCCGATAAAATATACTCAGGAGTCTTCTCAAACTTCTTTTTCGTATATGCCTCAAAGGCTTGGTTATATAGACCCAATGCACTAGATACGTAAGGCAATAATCTTTCTCTTGCTTCGTCACTGTAACCTGTTTCTTTTTCTATCTGTCCGGCTAACTTGCCTCGCATATCTTCTTTATTCTGTTTGGCTTCGTCTAATAATTTATTCTGAAACTCTTCGTTTATCTTGAGTCGTATTACACACGGACCCCAGTTAAACATACTTATTGCTATTCTATTTTTAGTCTGGTCTTTTGCCATATCCTGTTCCTTCCTCTCTGTTTCGCCAACGCTTATTCCAAGCGTAGACACTCATTTTACTACCGATGTGCTCCATCCATGATAGAGGCACATCAATAATTCTTTTATAATACCAACGTATATCTAATATTAAATCAGGTATTGTTTTCATTTATTTTTTCATCGTATAGGTAAAGAACTCATTTAACTCTTTGATTTCTTTAACTATTTTGTAGCGTTTTTTAGCTGGTTTACTGGCCC